ATACACAATGAAAATTTAGTAGTCAGCATGCAGCCAAGGCAGAGTGGAAAATGCGTTGAAAAATCAACGAGTTACAGAATAAAAAGCAAGATTACTGGAGAAATCAGAGAACTGTCTGCAGAAGATTTCCACAATTTGTTGGGTCAAAATATCGATTCTTATAAATAGATTATATGTTATCTAAAACATATGTCCTTCACGATGCTAGACACATCCAAGGACTCTAATACTAAAGAGGAGTACCAGCATGACTATTTATACCCAAAAATCTTGTAAAGAATGTAATAAAAGTTTTTTACCAAAACATTATAATGCTAAGTTTTGTGGTGATTCTTGTGTCAAACTTTCACAAGATAGAAGAAGACTAGAACGTAGTTTTATACGATATCCTGACACCGCAGATAAAAATTCATATGTTGCTTGTGCATATTGTGGATATAGGTCATCTGATATCGGTGGGCATGTTCAAATACACAATACTTCCGCCAAAGATTACACTGCATTGTATGGATGTACTAAATCTGAGGATGTTAGAGAGTCAGTTAGAGGTGATAAGAATCCAGCATATCAGCATGGAGGAAAGTATTCACCATTCAGTAAGAAATTCATATATTTTACTGATGATAAATATATAGAAGATTTGAAGATTACTGCAGATAAGACGAGAATGGATAATAACAATGTCAATACTAATGTTGACTATTATTTGTCTAGAGGATATTCTGAGGAAGAATCGTTACAGTTATTGAAAATTCGTCAAACTACATTTTCATTGAAGATTTGTATAGAAAAATATGGTGAAATAGAAGGCACTGCGATTTGGAAAGATAGACAAGATCGTTGGCAAAATACTATTATGAGTAAATCTGCAGACGAATTGTCGGATATAAACAAAAGAAAATCCATTAAGACAAATTTCAGGACCTTGTGGAGTAATGAACTGGATGATCCTGGTAGTTTTTATGTTATCAAAATCGCCGAGAACTCGTATAAAATTGGAATAACATCCAGAAAGATTTCTAGTAGATATAAGCAAGTCGATTTAGATAAAGTTGAAGTTTTGTTATTTGAAACTACAACGATAAATCACGCATTTCAAATTGAGCAAATATTGAAACGGTCATATTTACACACAATAATAGAGAAGGACTATGGACCATTTGGTTGGACAGAAGTTCTAAATGGTATTGATATAGACGTATTGTTGAAAGAAGCAAACGATTTATTATTATCACCAGAAACCTCTGATGCTATGTTCAAACGAAAATTCAAAAATGAAATTATCTGATTCAATAGATCGCAAGTTTACGGAAGTTTTTGATTCTGCTGAGTGGCAGGTTGAAACTGAAACTGGATATGAAGATATAATTTCATCAAATAAAACAATAGAGTATGAGATATACGAAATTGTATTAGATAATGGTATGTCGTTGAAGTGTGCAGACACTCACATTTTGATTGATTCTAACTATGCTGAAATATTTGCCAAAGATTCACTTGGTCATATAATTAGAACTAGACTTGGGAACTCTGCGGTTGTGTCTGTTGCGAGTTTAGGGTATACAGAACCTATGTATGACTTGTCTGTAGATTCCAAGGAACATACCTTTTACACTAATGGAATATTATCGCACAATACTCAAACTGTTGCTGCATATATTCTACATTACACCATATTCAATGATAATAAGACAGTTGCCATCCTTGCCAATAAGGCAGCAATGGCACGGGAAATTCTATCCAGGTATCAGCAGATGTTTGAGTGTTTGCCTGCTTGGTTACAACAAGGAGTTTCAACATATAACAAGGGTGATATAAAACTCGAGAATGGTTCCATAGTATTTACGGCAGCAACCTCGACCTCTGGTATTCGGGGTCGCAGTGTTTCGCTATTATACATTGATGAGGTTGCAATTATTCCCAATACAGTTGCCGAGGAATTCTTCACTTCCACCTATCCAACTATCTCCTCCGGCAAGACCTCCAAGATTATCCTGACCTCAACGCCACTTGGCTATAACCACTTCTGGCATTTCTGGCAGGGTGCAGAGGCAGGTACTAATGGATTTACTCCGGTTCTTGTTCACTACTCGGAGCATCCAAATAGAGATGACGAGTGGGCAAGGAAGCAGAAGGACATGCTGGGTGAGACCAAGTTTGCACAGGAGGTTTTGACAACCTTCCTTGGTTCATCGCTGACACTTATCTCTGCAGATATCTATGGTAAGTTGGTGCCCAAGGACTTTCTATATATGAAGGACGGGTTGGATATAGCAGCAACTCCAGTCAAGGGTAACAACTATGTAATCGTGGCAGATACAGCAAAGGGTGTGGGTGGAGATTATTCTGCCTTTATTATTGTTGATATCACATCGTTTCCGTACATAGTTGTGGGCAAGTATAGAAACAACAAAATTAGTCCACTTTTATACCCAAATGTGATATATAAAGTGGCAAAAGAGTACAATAATGCGGATGTTTTGGTGGAAATAAACTCATCTGAACAAGTGGTACATATTCTCCACGATGAGTTGGAATATGAGAATATTCTGTATGTTCAGAGATCCACCAAGGGACAGACAGCATCTGCAGGATTTGGTGCAGGTAGGACTCAACTGGGTGTGATTACAGATAAGAAAGTAAAACGGATAGGTTGCCAGACATTCAAATCACTGTTGGAAGGTAACAAGATACTACTATCAGACCCAGAGATAATATCTGAGATATCCACCTTCATCGAGCGCAAGGGTACATACATGGCAGATGATGGGTATAACGATGATTTAGTGATGACATTAGTGCTGTTTTCGTGGTTGACAACTAATCCCTACTTCAAAGATCTCAACAATATAAATATACGTGAAATGCTTTATAAGCAGCAAATGCAACAAATTGAGGATGAATTGACCCCAATTGGGTGGTTCAATGATGGTATCGATGAGGAACCTGTAAACCTCAACTTTTAATTTTTATAAATAATAGTATACATGCTCTACCAGCAGTATTTTAGTATAAACATGTGCTATAAGTAACTTACAATATTAATGTAATAAGGAGAAATATTATGCCGTTCGCACTATCACCAGGCGTCACCGTAGTTGAAAAAGATTTTACCTCCATCGTTCCTGCGGTTGCCACCTCTATTGGTGCGTTTGCCGGTGAATTTCAATGGGGTCCAGTTTCATATCCAGTCACAGTTTCCTCGGAAAATGTTCTAGTTCAGTTGTTTGGTAAACCAAATGATGAAACTGCGCAATCATTTTTCACTGCTGCAAACTTTCTGGCATACACAAACAACCTAAAGTGCGTCCGTGTTGATTCTAACTTGGCACGAAATGCTGTTACCACTCAATCTGGTACAGTAACTTCAATGACCCTTGGTACAGGTGGTAGTGGTTATACTTCTAACCCACTGGTCACTGTCGGTGCTCCTAATATTACCGGTGGCATTCAAGCTGCTATTACAACTGCAGTAACTGATAATGCTGTCACTGGATTCGTTATCGGTACTGCTGGTTCTGGTTACACTTCTGTACCTGCAATCACAATCGGTACATCTTGGACTGCTTCCACTGCCGTTACTCTTGGTCAGCAAATTGCTCACTTGACAAATCTTTACACAGTCACCACTGCCGGTACCACTGATGCGTCAACAGCACCTACCCACGCAAGTGTTATCGTTCTAACAGGGGATTTTATTCCTACTACACAATACACAATTTTGGTTGTTGGTGATACAGACTTTACCGCAATTGGTGCATCTGCCAATACAGTCGGTGTCATATTCACTGCAACAGGAGTTGGCACTGGTTCGACTGGTACTGCTAGACCATCAGTTGTAAACGGAACAGCAAAATTGAAGTGGGCAGGTCTACGTGCAACTGCCACATCATCTATCACTGTTGGTGGCGTGAAAATTAAGAATGCCGATGACTACGAAAATAATTGGGAATCTGGTCAAGGTGTTATTGGATCATTTGCTGCAAAGTATCCTGGTACTTTTGGTAACTCCATTAAGATCTCCATTGCAGATAGTGCTACCTTCCCAACTTGGGCATATAACACAAGTTTTCCAACAGCACCAGGCACATCTGATTATGTAGAAATGGCATCTGGATCTGATGATGAACTTCATGCGGTTATTGTTCAGATTACAGGATCTACAGAAGTAGTATTGGAAACATATTCATTCCTATCAAAGGCATCTGATGCTAAGAAGTCAGATGGTTCCAATAGTTACTACAAGACTGTTATCAATAATAGTTCCAAGTATGTTTGGTGGACAGATCATCCAATCTCCGGTACAAATTGGGGCACCGCTGCTGCCAATATCGCCTTTGCTGATTTGGCGGGTGGAGAAACCACAACTACACTGACCGGCGGTATTGATGACTTTGCTGCCACTGATGGCGATTTTATTGATGGATTCCGTTTGTTTGCCAATAGCGAAGAAATTGATATTAGTTTGATCATGTTGGGCAAGGCAT